GGATTCAAAGTAAAAGATTTAATTTTATTTTTATTTTGATTATTAAGTAACTGCATTACCTCTTTAGTGTTAGCAATTCGAAAAGCATTAAATTGAGGTCCTAAAAAGTTTTCTGCTTGTTCTTGGATATACATAGCATAGTCATCATAACCATCTATTTTTTGAATAGTTTTTGCTGCTTGATTATCACCTAAATCACCTACTCCTCCGTAGTATCTAGATTCCACATCTTCTATTCTTCCTTCTATTGATTCAAATTCATTGGAAGTTTCAAAAAAATCGTTTTGAGCTTTATCTGATGGTTTTTGAATTGTCATAATCATATCTTCTAATCTAGGTGAAGGAGCTGATGTCATTCCTACATCATCGACAGAAACTTTCTGTTCAGGAACATCAGGCGTGATCAACGGTTCAGGGACCGTGGTGGTTGGTGGTGTGGATAAAATTTGATCAATGGAAATTTCCGAAGGAAGAGTAACTCTTCGATTTAATTCTTCGTTAAATTTCCTCTCTGCTTCGATCTGTGCTTCATCAGGCGCTAATACTTGACCTGAAGGAGTGTCTTTTAAAGCGCTCACCGCAGGTGACGCAGCAAAATTTATGATAGTATCATAGACATTATCAAGAGATATATTACCTAGTTTTAATTGATTTTGAATTTCATTAGCTTGTTGAGATCCCACAGCACCCACGAGCAACGATCCGAGAATCCTTGGATTCGATAACGCTTGCATCGCTAACGGTCTGCTTAAATTCAAAAAAGCCCCTATCATTATTTATCCAAACACAATCCATTGTCTAAAACTATTTTTTCATTAGTCTCAATCCAAACTCGTGCACCACAGGACAAAGGTTTGTTGGGACTATAAATAACTTTAGCGACGACATTATTCTCCTTATCAAAAATTTCTACATTCTTTGCATAATCATTCGATTTAGAAGTTTTACAGGTAATCACAGGATCTTCGGTTCCATTTTTTTTATTGGATCGAATCTTGTGTTGGTTGATATGAATTATCTTTTTTACCATTAATCTCCTTCCACGATCAACGGGCCGCGGGTCATGGCGTCCTTATCGTCGTCAATAATTAGTTTGGTATCATGAGTTATACCATTCTTATCGTAATTCTCTAGCACTTTGATCAATTCATCTTTCGACATATTTTCCAAAGGTGTATCGCTTTGAACTTTATTATCGTAAAAGCCAGCGACTTTACCTCTGTTCACCTCAGCAGCCACGGCCGCTGAAAAATGCTTATGTTCTCGTGCTTCCTCTCGAATCTGTTTTAAGGAGGCCAAGTGAGATGCAGTGGACACACCATACATTTGGTGCAAATCCTGTTTCATCTCATGAATGGCCTCCACGACGAAAGGATTCATGTGAGGGTTCAATAAATCAGTAGCAGTTTGACGTGCTCGATTTTTAGAATAGCCCGCGCGTCGCGCAGCTTCGGCAGCGGAGCATTCTCCTAATAAAACTTTGTGAACGTATTCATAAACAAAAATCATTTGCTTCGGTGTTAGTTTTTGTTTGAGTCTCCTGTCTTCAGGATTAATTAACTTTTTTTTAGTAGTACTCATATTTTCGTTTTCCTCTTGGTTCTTCTTCTTCGTCATCATACAAACGAACAAAGCTACCTTGCCTGTATCTTAACAAAGCTAAGGTTGTTGCGTCAACTAGATCATCATGTTCTCCATAAGGGAACGATGCAATCTCTTCTTGGACTTCTTCAGCCCAATCGGTATCTGGTCGCCAAACGTGACCAGCTTCAAAAATCGGAGAAACAGTATTTAAGCGAACATGTTTATCTTGACCTCGGTTCGGAGAGAAAGCTGTCGCGTAGACACCAAATCGCCGAAGCTCTTGTATCAAGGATGTCCCTGAAGCCTTGGCTTCAATAATCACACTATCTGGATTATAGGCCTTAAGTTCTTCTTTTGCGACTTGTTTCAACTCAGGAAAGTCCCATCGACCTTTTCGACAATGTAATAAAATTAAATGGGTTTCTTTTCCTTCATCAGGGCGAAACACACCCCATGTGGTAATCGCTGAGTAGTCAGCAGACTCTTTTTTGGAAAAAGCAGTATCATAACTTTGAATAATGTAATCACAAAGTGGTGGTTCATCCTTCTCCCATATATTCCACCATTCGCGTTTCACGATACTCGTACCGTCGTGCGTTGGATTCTGTTGCCACTGAGCATTCCATTTACTTGGAACAAGAGAAGCTTTTACTTTATCGAGTTCATTGAGCTTCCAATACTGTGGCCAAATCGGTGTACGCTTTTCTTCGTCATCGTCCTCTAAAATTGCCGGGAATTCTATGATCTCCCACTTATCTGCTTTCAGATCACCCATCTTTTTGATTAATTGACCAGTGAGATCCTTATCAGACCATCGAGTCATTACGATTACAATACTTCCCCCTGGTTGCATACGCTGTCGAGGACCAGAAGTATACCATTCGTAAGCATTATCCATGGCTGTTTCCGACAAAGCATCTTGTTCGGAGTGAGGATCGTCGATAATTAACAAATCAGCACCACGACCTGTGATTGCACCACCCACACCTGCCGCGTAATACTCACCTCCAAGGTTAGTTTCCCATCGTCCCGCCGCTTGGTTATCCGTTCTCAAAGTAACATCAGGGAATATCCCTTTGTATTCTTTTGTATTCATCAAGTTTCTTACTTTTCGACCAAATCTTATAGCCAATTCACCAGTGTGAGTTGCTTGAATGATTTTTAGTCGAGGATTTTGCCCCATCATCCATGCCGGGAATAAAAATGAGGCGAACTCACTTTTTGTGTGACGTGGGGGCATGTTCACAATTAATCTTTGGTTCTTCCCAGTCAGAAATTTCTGGAATTGTTCTGCAATCTTGATGTGATGTTGACCTTCAACGAACTCTGGCCAGACTGCTTTGACAAATCTCATGAAATTACCACGCGCATGTTCTTGTTCAATGCGCTTTCGAAGTAAGACCATCGCCTTTAATTGGTTCGCATCAAGCTTTGAATAATCTATATGCATTTTTTGCTCCTATAGTGTGGATATGTTGCCAGGACAAGGCCACGTGTCCTCGGACCGGGGCGCTTTTTTTGGGGGTGGGGTCGCGCGTTTCGTGGACCTCGGACCGTTGGCTCTAAGTACCTAGGCCCCATTGTTGCATAATCTATATTACAGGCCCTCCCGACGCTATATTTATCAACGTTTTTCGCGTTTCGTGGATTATATGTTCTATATTTAGTGGTATTCATTCAATATTTCGCTGATCGTGGACCATGGTTGGCCAACTTGGACCGTGCAAAGTGGTGCAAACTCGCCATTTTCTGCCAAAAAGTCGATATCCGTGGACCTATACAGAAAAATCGCTCTCTCTTTAAGAGAGCGTTGCAAGATAAATAATCCGTTCATAATCTGTTTGTATTTATGATGAAACGCTTTTTGATGTGGTCTTAAACTCTGTAACAATCTGGAACGCTCACACGCCTTACATTCGACGAACAAACTACGTCCATGTTTATTAAACAAAATTAAATCTGGGAAACCATTAATCGTTGAAGTTTCAATACGAATTGGATGAAATTCAGATAGTTTATCTTTAACCATTTTATATAAATTCTTTTCAGCGCTCATTTAAAATTAGACCGTTACATCATAATCATTATTTAACAAATTGGTACTAGAGAATTTTCAGCAACTTCTTTTTAAAATAATAAATTTGGAAAAAGTCTCCAATTGCCTAGAGGGTAAAAAAAGTCAGTAAAATCAATGACCCACTATCACACTAGTCACACTTCTCAAAATGAGTAGTGTGATGGGTAAAACCCACCTAAATAAGGCTAAAACGCTTAAGCGGACACTATCACACTTGTTTTAAAATTTTTTTTATTTTTATTTTTATTTTTTCAAAAAACTCCTAGTACTGTGATTGTGTGATCCACGATCCACGACGCGCGTCCCTCGAAGCGTTCATACTTTGTTCGTTCGTATTCTGTTCACTATTCGCGTTCCTTGTTGCTGTTGTGTCGCAATTTGCATTAAATTATAACAATTTATCAAAAATAAAATAGCCTTTAAATCCATTTTAAGAGCCATAGAGCATATAATAAATTATCTAATAAAATCATACATGAGCATCTCTTCAACACCCCTAAAAACGCAAAAAAATGCCCCTTATTTTTTTCTCGATTGTAATAATTTATGACCATTTTTTTTTACTTTTTTTATCATATTTATCTTTTTTTATTAGGTAATATCTCAATATATGATATAACTTTAGACATGAAAACAAATCAGACTCTAGAAACTGCACTAGAAGACAATAAGCCAGTTACCATTTTGGGGAATGCTTACGATATTTTAGTCACAGGTCTAGGGTGCTTAAACACT